GTTTCAAGCTTATACTACGCTATTTTTCTTGCGATCAAAAGAATAAACATGTGTTTTTCGAAGACTACGAATGTTATCCGTTTGGGAACCATCCCAATCAAAGGGTATACTAAACGAATGAAAGTCGGCCCTCTCTACTCTCGCCGAAACTACTTCAACGAGCGAACTGTGAGAAAGGCAATTTATACTCATGCTTCACCTGAACTGGCTCACGAAGCTATTTCTGGATATCGTCGTTCCACTGGAACGTCTGACGCAGCTGAGAAAGACTTCCTTCGAACTGACGTCCCCTACTTTGACATGAAAAGAGACTATCACTACTATCGCGCTCTCAGAGTTTGCGAAAGGCTCTTTCGCCCATCTAGGAGACTCAAACCTATATCGTTCCCTGACCTTCGATTCTATCCCTGGTCGCTCCCCGTGTCCGCCGAAGCTCCTTTCACAAGAGAGAAGAAGTGGCAGGAACACTTACGGCAGCGCCAAGCTGATGGAGAAGACATTGACGGAAAACTGACCTTTCACAATCTGTACAATGAGATCTTCACCTTGAATCGACAACTCATCCACCAGATCAAGGATAAACATCCGAACTTTTGGACAGAAGATGGAACTCCCATACCATACGAGTATTCCTCTCTTCACACTAGGGCTCACCTAGTGAAAGCCGATGGACCAGACAAGCTACGTGCTGTCTTCGGTGTGCCCAAACTGTTGCTGATGGCTGAAAATATGTTCATTTGGAACCTGCAAAAGGAATACCTTAACGGAAAAGTCGACTCTCCAATGCTTTGGGGATTCGAAACATTCAAAGGAGGCTGGGCTAAACTATGGGCCAAGATCCAGGCGAAACGCCCCTCATCAGTCATATCAATGGACTGGTCTGGGTTCGACCGCTACGCACTACATGAGATCATCGATGATGTCCATGCAATGTGGCGAAGCTGGTTCGATTTCGACCAAGGATACGAACCTACTGGCTCAACAGACCCCAACCCCCCCACGCGACTTGCCTATGAAAAGACCAAGACTTCCGAGGAGCGGATCCAGAACCTTTGGGACTGGATGTGTTACTCGATCAAGCATACCCCGATCCGTGCCGAAAGTGGAAACTTGTACCAATGGCAGTGGAATGGCATTGCATCTGGCTTTCAACAGACACAGCTTCTCGACTCTTTCGTGAACTGTATCATGATCCTCACGATCTTGTCTGCGAA